GCACGTTCGGCAGGGCAAATGAAAAAGTTTCCGAAAGCTGCAAAAGACCCTAATAGTCGTTTGCGTCAAGCTCGTAAAAGATGGAAGTGTTAAATGGCAATAGGTCGTAGTCAAATGAACAAGCAAGTCACAAAGCCGCCTCAAAAAAAGGATGATATGCCTAGAGGTTTAAGCTATTTTAGAAAAGGCGGAGCCGCTTCAAAGAAATCTAAAGGCAGTAAGATATGCCCTTCTGGAAAAGCATGGGCTAAAAGAACATTTGACACATATCCAAGCGCTTATGCGAATATGGCGGCTTCTAAATACTGTAAAGACCCTAATTACGCAAAAGGCGCAAAGGGTAAGAAAAAGAAGAAAAGCTAATGGGTGCGCTTAAAGATTGGGTAGATCAAGATTGGGTTCGCATTGGCACTGATGGAGAGATCAAGGGCAAGTGCGGAACTTCTAAAAATAAAAAAAGACCAGATCGTTGTTTACCTCGCAAAAAAGCTCAAAGTCTTTCTAAAGAAGAGCGTGCAAAAACTGCTCGTAAAAAGAAACGGGCAGGAGCAAAGGGAAAAACTGTGGTTTCTAACACTAAAAAAGCAAAAGTTCGTAATATGGAAAGCGGAGGTGTTGTAGAAACTAATTCTAAACGTAAATTTAATGGTAAGAGCGTACCCGGAACTGCTGTTGCAAGGGGTTGCGGTAAAATAATGTCTAACCGAAGAAAGCGCACACGAGGCGCTGTAAGTCAATCATAAGGAGTTTTATATTATGGCTATGAAGAAAAAAGGCTACCGAAATGGCGGTAAAGTTAAGAAAATGTCCAAAGGCGGGGCGGCAGGCGGTAGAAAAGTACGCCGTATGTCCAAAGGTGGAGCCACAGGTGGCAAAAAAGTCATGCGTATGACAAAAGGTGGAGCCGCTGGTGGTAAAAAATCACTTGCTTCAGCAAGAGCAGCACTTCCTGCTGGTTATAAAATAGTTAAAAAGTAAAATATGGCTTATTTGCACAGCAATATACCTTATTTTAAGGCATGGGTTCGTCGTGAATACACTCATAACCATGAGGATTATCACGGCGAATTTTTGCACGCTATGGTTGTCGGCGTAACAACAATACCAAACAGATGTTTGAGTTTTCAGGTCATATTTACTGGAAATGAGGCTGAAGGAGAAAAAGAAGACACAGTACATGGTGGTGCTATGTGGGCGCGTATGCCTATAACTGCGCTTGTTGGTGACATTCCCCTAGAAGAGTGGCCTGAACCAATGGAAACATACGATGCACAGCCTTGGGACTGTGCTTCTCATCATAATTCTGTGTATGTCATGGATAGAACTACTCCTTGCCCTTGGATGGCTAAAATAGATGGTAAAATGCACCCAGCAAAGTATTTATTTACTGTAGACTACACTGAATCAGAAATAGCGGATGACCCAGCGCAACATAAACAAAGCCATGTGCTTCAATTATTAGATGCTGGAGAATGGACGGGTAATATTGTTGCGTTACCCAATAACCGTGTGCGTGTAACGCACCCTGCTTGGTTTCAAACAGGCGAGGGCGCTCCTGATTTCAAGCCATCTCAACATATACACTATTCAAAAAGTGATTTAGACTATACACTAGATGTTAACAAGGTTTTCGATAACCTTTATAACGAGGAATAACATGACTGTATCAGGCTCCAAAGACTTTGAATTAGATGTAGCAGATTATATTGAAGAGGCTTTTGAGCGTTGCGGCCTAGAAGTGCGTACAGGGTATGATTTAAAGACTGCAAAACGCTCTTTGAACCTTTTATTTGCTGATTGGGCCAATCGTGGCTTGAACCAGTGGACTATTGCTCAAAGAAACTTCACTGTTACCTCTGGAGATGGTGATGAGTCTCTAGGAACTGATGTTATTGACATATTATCTCTTGTTGTTAGGCGAGATGGCACTGATTTCTCTTTAAGTCGCATTAGTCGTGACGAATATCTCAGTATCCCAACAAAAACCACGACAGGACGCTCAACGCAGTTTTTTGTTGATAGACAGATAAATCCAGTGCTTAAATTGTGGCCTTTACCCGATAATAGTACCGATGTGGTCCTATATGATGCTCTAATACGCCTAGATGACGCTGATAATTACGTCAATACTATGCAAGTTCCCTTCCGTTTTTACCCTGCTTTAGCGGCTGGTTTGGCCTATTATATAGCTCTAAAACGCGCTCCAGATCGCGTTCAAATGTTAAAAACGGTCTATGAAGAGGAATTAACGCGTGCAATGGATGAAGATAGGGATCGTGCGTCCTTCAGAGTTGCTCCAGATTTAAGGAATTATAGATATGTCTAAATATGCCACAGGCAAATTTGCATACGGCATATCTGATCGTTCAGGGTTCCGTTATCGCCTGAGAGACATGAGAAAAGAGTGGAATGGCCTTCTGGTTGGTAAAGACGAGTGGGAGAGAAAAGAACCGCAACTTGAGCCTTTGAGGGCGATTCCTGATGCACAATCTCTTAGAAACCCACGTCCAGAACAGAATTTATCTGAACAAAGAAACATTCAATGGGGGTACAATCCAGTAGGACGCGCAGATGATGGCGGATTAACCCCTAATAACTTAGTTGCAACTGGATCAGTTGGTAGCGTTACGGTGACAGAATCATGAGCTTTACATATGCAGAATTAAAAACAGCTATTCAGAATTACACTGAGAACACAGAAACAACTTTTGTGAATAGTTTAGATATTTTTATAAAAAACGCAGAAGAACGGATATTAAAGATTGCTCAACTTGAGGTTTTTAGAAAAAATTCCACAGGCGCTTTAACTTCATATGCGTCAGACCCCACTAATTCCCAGTTTCTTACTCTTCCAGCCGATTACTTGGCTCCTTTTAGCCTTTCATACACTAAAAACAGTGTTAAAGAGTTTTTGATGTTTAAAGATGTAAACTTCATTCAGTCTTTTAACCCCAATGTTTCTACTACTGGAGAACCAAGATATTACGCACAGTTCGATATAACTCACTTTATTATAGCCCCTACTCCAGATGCGGCCTACACAGTAGAGCTTCATTACTTCTATAGACCAACTAGCCTTACTGCTGGCGCTGATTCTGGCACAACTTGGCTAAGTACGAATGCGTCTGTTGCCCTTTTATACGGCTCTCTCATTGAGGCGTACACATTTATGAAGGGTGAGGCAGATTTAGTACAGAATTACACTCAAAGGTTTACTGAGGCGATGTCTCGTGTCAAGAACTTTGGTGAGTCTCAAGAAGTTACAGATGCTTATCGCACTGGAATGATATTAAGGGAGAAAACATGATACCTAGTATGAATATTAGCCTACCTGACGATTACAAAGTAGAGGTTCACACCTCTAACGGAAGAGGCTTTAACCCTGAAGAGATTGCAGAGCGATGCGCAGATAAGATTCTTTCTGTTTCTGATAGCGCTCATCCTGCAATTCAACAGCAAGCACACGCCTTCAGACAGCGTATAGTTAAACTAATAGAGTTTTATCTAGCTGATGCTGTGCAAAATGACAGAACTACTGTATATAACGCATTAACCGATGCAGGACACCCAGAACTTGCATCACTAATAAGGAGATTGTGACATGGCCTTTAATGGTAACTTCATGTGTACGAGCTTTAAGAAAGAGCTTCTTGAGGCCAAACACAACTTTTTGAATAGCGGAGGAAGCACTTTTCAGCTTGCTCTGTACACTAACAGCGCAACATTCACTGCTGCAACTACTGCGTACACTTCTAGTAATGAAATCAGCAACACTGCTGGTAGTGCATACTCTGCCAAAGGTAATACTTTAACACGAGTTGACCCTACGACTTCTGGAACTACTGCATTGACCGACTTTGCGGATAGCTCTTGGTCTTCGGCTACCTTTACGGCACGCGGCGCTTTAATATTTAATGACAGCGCTAGTGGTGATCCTACTGTCCTTGTTTTGGACTTTGGTGCAGATAAATCAGCGAGTAATGGTACATTTTCCGTTGTATTTCCAACGGCAGATGCAAGCAATGCGATTATTAGGATAGCCTAATGACTGATGTTGTTGTCGCCTTTTTAGGGTGGAACTCTTCTAGCCAAGGTTGGAATGGTGGCACTTGGGGCAACAACGTAGCCTTACCCGGATCAACCGCTTCTGTAGGTTCAGTTACGGTTGTTGGTACTGCTGTACAACCTGTGACGGGATTAACCTCGACAGGATCGGTAGGATCGGTTACGGTTACAGGAACAGCTAGTGTAGCAGTAACGGGGATTGCAGCCACAGGCTCTCCCGGTGCGACTACAGTAGTAGGAACGGCAAACCTAACTTTAACTGGTGTTGCTGGCACAGGGCAAGCTGGAGATGTTTCCACACTTGTCACAGGCGATGCTAACGTGGATGTTACAGGTTTGTCCGCTACGGCAAGCGTTACACCAATTCAGGTTTTGGTGTGGAGCAATATTGTTCCTGATCAAAATCCGAACTATAATGAAATTATTCCTCCCTCCTCTTCTTCTTGGAGCGAGGTTGCAGCATAGGAATTTAAACAATGGCTAGTACATATGTCAACAATTTACGCCTTGAGGAAATCGGCACTGGCGAACAGTCTGGTACTTGGGGCGATACTACGAATACTAACTTAGAAATAATTGGTCAGGCAGTCGCTTGGGGAACCAGAGCTATTGCGAATGACTCAACGGACAACATTACGATTGCAGACGGTGCGCTAGACGCAGACAGATGCCTTGGGCTGAAGCTCACAGGCGGCGGTCAGGCCTGTACTGTTAGTCTGTTGCCAAACACTTCTTCTAAAACTTGGTTCATGTATAACGCAACGGCTGCGGATTTGACCTTCACATGCGGTAGTGGCGCAAACGTAGTTATTCCAGCGGGTCAGACAAAGGTTATTGCAACAGATGGTTTAGGATCAGGTGGTGTTGTTCACGATCTTCTTACTGCTGTTAACTTAGCAGGAACTACAGTTGTTGATGATTTAACGGTTAGTGACGATCTGACGGTTACGGATGACATGACTGTTGGTGGCACTCTTGGTGTGACAGGTGTTTTAACTACTACCGCAGCCACGGTATTTAATGGTGGGTTTGCTAGTAATGCTGACTCCACGATGGGAACAAACAAAAAGTTAATCTTTCGAGATTCTGCAATTCACATTAGCTCAACTGCCGATGGAGATATGAGCATAGCCGCTGACGATGAGATAGACATAACCTCAACACTTATAGACGTTAACGGTAATCTTGATGTCTCAGGCACTGCCCTAGTAACAGGCGTCCTGACCACCACGGCTGCAACTGTGTTTAATGGTGGGTTTGCTGCTAATGCTGCGTCTACAATAACAACTGCCGATAACGCAGCACAGCTAACGCTTATCTCTACTGATGCTGATGCAAATGTTGGTCCTATATTAAAACTACACAGAAACTCTGCAACCCCTGCTGATGATGACGTTTTAGGTAGAATACAATGGATAGGGGAAGATAGTGCGGGAAATGCAAATACCTTTGGAACAATTCAAGTAATTGCCACTGATGTTACTGACGGTTCAGAAGATGCAAAAATGGTATTTTCTCCAGTGCTTGCTGATGCTTTTCCTGACTCATTAATTTTAACAGGAGCAGGAGCTACGTTTAACTCTGATGTAGACCTTTTGCAAGGTAATCATATTAGGTGGAAACACCAAGCTGGTGGCACAATAAGGGCATCTATTTCAGCAGAGTCAGCCGATGATTTACAGTTCAACACAGGGTCATCAGAGACTGCTCGTATGACCATAGATACGAATGGTCTGGTCGGAATTGGGACAGATTCGCCTAGTGCTGGTCTAACAGTTCAAGCTGCTGATGGTAATGTAGGTGGAACAATAATGATTACATCTACAGGAGTAGCAAGTGCTGGTATGGCTTGTGATGCTAATGGGTTAAATTTTGGTGCTGACACTGGTGGTTTTGTTTTTAAGACAGGCGGTTCAGCTAATGATCCAACAGATTCTGGCACAAGCAAAATGCAGCTAACATCTGGGGGAGTTCTTGAAGTTGGAGAAATTCAAGAACAAACACAGGGTACTGACATTAGCGTAACAATGGTAAGCGAAGATGCTGGTCTGGCTCTCACCTCTCGTTCAGCTACGGATGCTCATTCTGGATACCTATCTTTTGTAAAAACTCCTGCCACTTCTGGGAATTACACCGCAACAGCCAGCGGTGATAGACTAGGAGTTATTAATTTTGTCGGTGTTAATACTGCTGGTGGGGCTGATAACGGTGCTCAGATCAATGTTGAGCAAACAGGCACTGCATCAGGGACTGTCCCAGCAAAGATTGGTTTCCTTACTAATGAAGTCGAGGCGATGAATATTTCATCTACTGGCTTGATCACTAGCAATCTAGGCATGAAAATTGATTTCCCCCAGACTCCACAAGTAAATGCTCTTTATGTGCAGGCTTATCCAACAAGCACTTCCACTGTTTTCTTTCATCGAGATAATACAGACTCTATTTATGTCCTGTCTTTAAGACATGACGCTCCAACAGGAACGTCTGGAACGGGTAAGATGGCCGTCTTTCAAAACCGTGAGGGTACTACTAGAGGGTCAATCCATATTGTTGACGCTGCCACCGTTTATGCTACTTCTTCTGATTATCGCTTAAAGACTGACGCACAACCAATTACAGGTGCAACTGCTCGTCTTAAATCCCTTAACCCTGTAAACTTTGAGTGGATTGGGTCTAGTAATCGTTCAGATGGTTTCCTTGCACATGAGGCACAGGCTGTAGTTCCAGAAGCAGTTGTTGGGGCTAAAGATGCAATGATAGATGAGCGTTATGTAGTGTCTCCAGCTACGGGTGACATCTATACTCCAGCTACAGATGAAGCAGATGAAATCATTCACAGTGCAGACGCAGTAAAACCAAAGCCGTTAGAGGATGGTCAGGCATGGCGTGAAACTACAGAGGAAGTCATGGGTACTCGCAATGTCCCTGAATACCAGCAAATTGATCAATCTAAATTAGTTCCACTTCTTGTGGCAACAATTCAAGAATTAGAAGCTCGCATTACAGCATTGGAGGCATAGACAATGGCAATAACTTACACTTGGACAATAACAAATCTTTCTCACGAAGTTTCTGACGGTGGTGTGTACTTTGCAGATTGGGTCTGCACTGGCGTTGATGACGATGGCAATACCGCAAGCAAAGCAAATTCTTGTCACCTAATCTATGATGCCTCTGCATCTGATTTTACTCCGTATGCGGATATTACACTAGATCAAGCTCTAGGTTGGGTCTGGGGTAAAATATCAAAAAGTGAAATCGAAAGTGCAGTAGCTACACTAGAACCTTTAGCTTCTGCAACCTCTGCCACGGGCGTCCCTTGGACAGTAGAAGTAGTAGAAGAAGAAGAATAATTTTAACCCCAACCCCGAAAGGAGATCACAATGGCTGAGAAAAAAACAAACACCATTACGATCAATGGAACTGAATACACTGAAGACCAACTAACAGATGCACAAAAAGTATTTGTTAACCATGTTGCAGATTTGGATCGCAAAATTAGATCGGCGCAGTTTAATATGGACCAGTTAAACGTAGGGAAACAAGCGTTTATGCAGATGTTAACAGCTTCTCTGGAAGTCTCGGACGAAAAGGTTGCCGCAGAATAATGGAAATGGACGCGCTTTGGAATGCCGCCCTCACCGCTGTGGTTGGCTTTATCGTATGGTGGGCGAAAAACCAGCATGACGAACTGAAGCGCGTTCAAATCCTTTTGAACAGAACAAGGGAAGAACTCGCCAAGGAATACTCGACTAAAGTCGAGAGTACAGCATCCATAGACAGGTTAATAACCCGTTTAGATGCTCTCGACGCTAAAATGGACAGGATGCTAGAAAGACAGACTAAACTAGACTAGAGGCGAGTCTTATGATTGATCCAGTTACTTGTATGGCAGCAGCTTCGGCTGCTTTTTCTGGATTAAAGAAAGCCATATCTGTTGGTAAAGATATTACGTCAATGAGCAATACTCTTTCTTCTTGGAGTAAAGCCGTATCTGACATGGATTTTTTAGAACAGAAATCTAAAAAACCTCCAATGTACAAGATGTTTACCGATACACAGGCTTCTGCGTTAGACATATGGACTAAGAAACAAAAATTAAAAGAAATGCGCGAAGAGCTTCGCGCTCATATTAGTTGGACGTATGGGCCATCTGCTTGGGATGAAATTGTAAAAATTGAAGCAGAACAACGTAAGGCTCAAAGAGAAGCAGTATATGCAAAGCAAGAATTAAAACAAAAAATTATAGATATAACTTTAGGGGTTTTAATTCTAAGTACGGCAGTTGGAATATTTGCTCTAGTTATTTACTACCTTGGCAAAAGTGAGGGTAAATGGTGATAAGGTTTTATGTTTGTTTATGTCACTTACAGAGGTCTTGCAAAAACACCACAATGGGTCGTTGTAGACAAAAACGGAAAAATAATTATAATAAGTAGGTATAAAGAAATTGCGTTGAGTTATGCAAGATGGAGAAATCATCGTGACAGAGTTTGATAAAGCTGATCTTAATAAGAATGGAAGCATTGATCGTGTTGAATGGAATCGACTTGCTTTAGAAGATCGTAGACTTGAGATCATAGATCAGGACCTGAAGCGTAACGCTGAACGTAGGTTTACAGGCTTGGCACTTGTGGGGATGTTGATCTACCCTTTTATTATATTGCTGGCGTCTGTGTTGGGCTTTGACAAGGCGGCTGCACTTATTACTGACATTGCCAGTGTGTATGTCATTGCAGCGTCAGGAGTTGTTGCTGCGTTTATGGGATTTAACGCCTATGCTGGGAAAGCAAACAATAAAACTTCTATATCTTATGAAGACAGGAAGGTAGAAAAATGAGTATAATTAGTTCCTTGATTGGGCCAGCAACTGAGATTGTTGGTAAGTTTGTTCAAGACAAAGATAAAGCTGCACAGCTTGCGCATGATATAAGCACAATGGCTGATAGGCACGCACAGGAGGCGATGTTAGCGCAGTTAGAGGTAAATAAGGCTGAAGCACAGGGAAATTGGTTTCAGGCGTCTTGGAGGCCCTTATGCGGATATGTGTGCGTTTTGGGTCTAATGGTAAACTTTCTTATCTCTCCAATTTGTGCGGGGTTTGGGTTTGTTATACCGCAAGCTGAGATGTCAGTTATGATGCCAATACTCACAGGAATGCTTGGTTTAGCTGGCATGAGGTCATTTGAGAAGGTTAAAAAGGTTTCTAAATGAAAAATAAATGGATTTGGATTGGATTAGGATTGGCGATACTTTTTGTTGTTATGATTTATGGAGTTAATAAAGCTATGTGTACACCACCCTGTCTTTAAATGGAAAAGCTAACCGCACATGAAAAAAGTACAATAACGTGGCGTTGGACTGCACTTATATTTTATTTAATCATTTGCTTTTATGACTTTCTATTTTGCCCGGTTTGGTGGGGATTAAACAGACCAGACATCTCTCAATTTATGGAGATTATAAATTCAACTAAGGAGCCAATGGTTCAAATGGAGTTGATGAAAAAATTAACAGGACAACATGAGCCATTTACACTTCTGGGTGGCGGGTTGTTTCATCTGGCATTTGGAGCAATTCTAACAGGCTCTTCGCTTGCAAACAAAAAGTGAGTAGTAAATGAAATATATTAAAGATATAACAGTATTAATTATGGTTGTAGGTCTGATGGGCATTCTTGGTCTTATAGTCGTGGATGAATTTAAAATGGCAAATGAACACGGCGGTGCGTTAGACGAAAGCATCATAGGTTTACTTCAAATGTCACTTACTGGAGTAATTGGTGTTGTCGGTGGTTATGTAGGCGGCAGATCAAATGGTTAAAAAAAAATAATGTGGGCATTAGTCTGGATTCAGATAATATCAGGAATGCCTGCTGAATATTTTCAATTAGGCGTGTACGAAAGTGAGGCTATTTGCAAACAAATACAACAAAAGGCAAAAATAATGGTAACTCATAATGGGATTGCCGTAGCATGTTTAAAAATAGAATTGTAAAATATTAAAAGTTAGGAAGCAAAATGTCTGATGCTTTAAAAATACTGCAAGACAAATGTGGTTGTTCGCCAGATGGTTCATTCGGTCCAAACACAGCGAAAAGCATAGTTAGCTACTATGACCTATCCCCGGAGCGAGGAGCGCACTTGCTAGGCCAAGTTGTGCATGAAAGCGGTACGTTTAAGTACACCAAAGAAAACCTAAACTATAGCGTTGATGCTATGATGAAGGTTTGGCCTAAAAGGTTTCCTACAGAAGAAAGCGCAGAGCCGTTTGCTAGAAATCCAAAAGCACTAGCTGAGAACGTGTATTTTGGGCGTATGGGTAATGATACTAAGGAAAAGGCTGGCTTATACATAGGGCGCGGATTTTTGCAATTAACTGGCTATAATAATACAAGAGCATTTGCTGCATCTATGGGCGTGCCTGAAGTGCTAACAGACCCTTCTTTGCTAGAAGAAGATTACGCAATGGAAACCGCAATTTGGTTTTTTGACGAAAACAAACTCTGGGGCATATGCGACGAAGGCGTAAATGATGACACAATCAAGCGTTTGACTAAGAGAATTAATGGTGGGTACACTGGATTAGACCACCGTATAAAGGAAACAAACAAGATATATGATTGGCTAACGTAAATTGTTCGGCTTTTTTTAAAAAAATAAAGTAATCGTACAATTGTTCGGATTAAAGCTAAGTCTAGTAAAAACCGAACAAATGTGTATGATGCTTTTAACAGGAGATCGCTGATGCCGCTACAAAAACTGCAATTCCGCCCCGGTATCAACCGTGAAACCACGTCTTACAGCAATGAAGGCGGTTGGTTTGACATGGATAAAGTGCGGTTTCGCTTTGGATACCCTGAAAAAATTGGTGGTTGGATTCAGCAGTCCTCTAACTCTTTCCTTGGTACGGCTCGTGCATTGCACCCTTGGGTGGCGTTAGATGGAACTAATTACCTTGGAACAGGCACAAACTTAAAATACTTTATAAACGAAGGTACGCAATATTACGACATTACGCCCATTCGCCTTACAACAAGTGCTGGTGATGTGGTGTTCGGCACAGGCGCTGACACGCTGGATGGGGCAGTGCTGGCTGCTGATGAGTCAATTGTTCTAACTAGCTCTTCAGGATTTCCTGCCTCTGGAAGAATTAAAATTGGTAGCGAGGAAATAACTTACGCTGCCATTTCATCAAATACACTAACTGGTTGCACTAGAGGCCAAAACGGAACTACCGCTGCGGGTCACGCAGATGATGCTGCTGTTACTTGTGCGACAATCACTGTAACCGATTCCAACCACGGCGCACTAAATGGAGACTTTGTTACCTTTTCAGGTGCAGCTTCATTAGGTGGCGTAATAACAGCGGCAGTTTTAAACCAAGAATACGAAATAACTGACATTGTAAGTGACGATGCTTATCAGATCGAAGCTAGAACTGTCTCTACTATTCCTTCAATAACAACTACAGATGGTTTGAATCCAACCTTTGTGTTTGCCAATACATCAGAT